ATTTTAACTTTGCAAATTCAAACCAAGTAACTTTAGGAACCTTTGATTTATTCTTTGTTCTCGGAGCATCCAACGACAGTTCACCTGCGTTATTTACAACTGGCACTGACGGTGTAACAGTTTACAGAGTAGGCGATTGTTCAATTGGTTCTGCATCCATTGATTTTGATATTGATGGTATAGCACAAATTGCTTGGTCAGGACAAGGTAAAGAAGTCGGCGAGGTAGTATCACTAAGCACTGCATCATCAGGCTCAGTAGATACTTCAGCAGAAACTTACGGTTATGCTTTAGGTGTTATAGATGAAGGAGTAAGTTCTACTTCTAACTTTATAAGACAAAAATTAACAGACTTAGCTATGACTTTTGATATTTCATCTGCTACAGGTTCAGTAGCTGGTAGCGCATTAGATGCTGCTGGAAACGGGACTGCAGACACAACTTATGGTGTGACTTTAACAGGCGGAAACATAACAATTGAAAATAACTTAAGTTACCTAACACCAGAAACTTTAGGAACAGTTAATTTACCATTAGGACATGTAATGGGAACAAGGTCAATATCAGGAAACTTTACTTGTTATCTGAATGACACAGCAAATGGATCGTTAGATTTATTTGAGAGACTACAAGAGTCTAGAGGTGTAATAACAAATACTTTCGACTTGAAATTCAGTATTGGAGGATCTTCATCTTCTAACCACTGTAATGTTCATGTTGCAAAGGCACATCTCGAGTTGCCAACTCATAGTTTTGAAGACGTAGTATCTTTGGATGTAAACTTCCATGGATTAGCTACTGATATATCTTCAGCAACTGCAAGTAACGCAACAAATGAAGTAGACGTATTATACGCAGCTTCGTAATTTAAATTAATCTGGGAGGGTTTCGACCCTCCCCTTTATAGGAAAAAGAATGACAGAAGAAAAGAAATCACCAGTATCACTCAAGAGTTTATTAACTCCAAGTAAGACTGTTTCTATAGAAATGCCAGGTTTTGATGGCTTTGAAGTAAGATTGACCTATCTCGCTAGAGAAGAGTTACTTAAATTAAGAAACAGAAGTGTAAAGCAAGTTTTGAATAAAAAAACTAGGGCATATGAAGAACAGCTTGATAACGATAAATTCTTAGTAGAATACTGCAAAGCAATTATCAAAGGCTGGGAAGGCTTAAAGTATAAGTACTTAGAAGAGCTTCTATTAGTTGATACGAGCAAATTGAACCTAGAAGATACACTTGAATACACTGAAGAAAACGCAGAACTTCTTATGAAGAACTCAGGCGATTTCGACAACTGGGTATCTGAAACTGTTGGTGAATTGGAAAATTTTACCAAGAGCAAGTAGAACTAATACTTGCTTTATTAAAAAGACAATTCGCAGAAAATATAGATTTAGCAAAGTATCTGAATATTTGTGAACAGTTAGGCCAAGATCCTGACCCTGCAAAAATGCCCCCTGAGATGGAAGACTATCCATCAGAAGTTCAGGAGGCATTTTTAATACATTCGTGCTTACCAGATAGATGGGACGGCACAAGTGGTATGATGTTAGGTAAGGATTGGTCTCCACTGGGCGCACTATTGGATGTTTTTAAAATCGAAGATAAACGAACAGTCGTTTGGTTCTTAAAAGCTATTGACGATAGAAACTCACAATCTATTAATGAGAAACAGTCTGAAAGACAAAAGCGAGCCGATACAAGGGCGAAAATGAAGAGCTAAATGAGTAAGAAAATTGATGGCGGAACCGTTGAAATAAAGGGTAAGGCTAATTTAAAAGATATAATTAAAGAGGGAAATAAAGCAGGTAAAGCCTTAGATAATACTAAGAAATCTGCCCAATCCGCTGATAGACAACTGAAAGGAGCTGCAAGGGCTTCTTCTGGTGCATCCAAAAATTTCTCAAAAATGTCACAAGGGATCACAGGTGGTCTCGTTCCAGCATATGCTACTCTAGCAGCTAACCTATTCGCATTAGACGCAGTATTCAGATTCCTGAAGGACTCTGCTGACTTTCGTGTATTAAAAGAAGGTCAATTGGCTTTTGCTGGTGCTACTGGTATTGCTTACGAAAGTTTAGCAAGAGATTTACAAACAGCTACAAAGGGAATGATTAGTTTCCGTGAAGCTGCACAAGCAGGTGCTATTGGTAGAGCAGCAGGACTATCAGCAGGACAACTAAAAGAACTATCAGAAGCAGCCTATACAGTATCTATCGCACTTGGTCGAGATGTCACAGACTCATTTAACAGATTAATAAGAGGTGTTACCGAAGCAGAACCAGAACTATTGGATGAATTAGGTATCATACTAAGACTAGAAGAAGCAACGGTTAAATATGCGGCTGCTCTCGGTCTAAACAAAAACCAATTATCTATTTATCAAAAATCACAGGCAGTTGTAAACGAAGTACTAGATCAAGCTGAAACTAAGTTTGGTAAAATCAATGCAATCATGGATCCACAAGCAAATGCTATTGCTCAATTAGGAGTTGCATTTGAAGAAGCTATTGATAAAATGAGACCAATGATTGCTTTCTTTGCAGAAGGAATTGCAAAGTTCGGAAAAGCAAATATTGACGTTATCACTGTAGCTATTATAGGATTCGCAGGTGGTATTATAAAATCAGTACTACCAGCACAACATGAACTAGCCGAAGCACAAAGAAAATCAGCAGAATACTATTCAAATAAACTTGATGAATTACGAATCAAACAAGACCAACTAGCTGCTTCCAAAAGAGCATTAGCTAATACTCCAATCGCACAACAAAATCTAAAAACAGAATTAGACTCACAAGGTGTAATGTTTGGTGGTCAAATAGGAAAAGACATACAAGACGGTAAGGCTCTGTCAGGACAACAAATTGGTAATCTTAAATCTCAACAAAGTAGAGGAGTAGGTGTATTTGCAAATATGACAAAAGCTCAAAGCAAAGTTGTCGGAGAGGCATTAGAGGACATGAAAAAGAATGGCGGTAAAATGTCAAAAAGTGTCAAACTAAATTTAAAATCCGCAGGTGTTAGTATGCAAGCATTTGGAGCTTCTGCTTCTGCTATGTCAACGTCAGTATCAGGCGCTTTTAGTAGAATAAGTACCGCAGCTATGGGTGTGTTCAGTAAACTTATGATGTGGACTGCTATTGCATCAGTTGTATATATGTTAGTGAAAGCATTAATTAGTTTCTTTAACAAACCTAGTAAAGCACAAGAATCTTTCAATGAAAGAATGGACGAGTCTACTAGAAGTATTCAAACTTTCAACGGCGAACTAGCAAAAATGAGAGAAGTAAGAGCGCAAGGACTTATTGAAGGAGTTGCTGAAGGAGCAATGCATACTGCGGAAGCTTTTGCAAGTGCAGATTTAAAAGGTAGAATTACAGAATTTACATTGCTAAGAAAAAATGCAGACATGAACAGAGAAGCATTTGATAAATTTAGTGATGAACTAGCGTTTACTTTTAAAAGTTTAGGAGAAATAGCAGGGCCAGAAGCAGGAGAACTATTTATACAAGCATCGGAAGATATAAAAAATGGATTACAAGTAAATACAGAAGAACTCCTTAGACAAGCAGACGCAATCAAAGGATTAGGAGCTTCTTTCAAAAACCTAACAAATCTTCAAGGAGAATTTGTAAAAGCACAGAATAGAATTACACAGGCTTTACCAAAAATAGCATTTCAAGATATAGTTTTACTACTAGAACAACAAAGAATAGAATATGAGAATATAGCAGAGACATTGCCACAATACGCAGGAGATTTAGAACTAGTAACTGCTAAATTAGAACAATTCAATCAGTTAAGAGAAAGAAGCCTTTATATCTCTATGCAAGAAAACGATATAGAAAGAGTAAAACAAGTAAGTTTCTTACTAACCAGAAGAGGAAAAGCAAACTTAGCTATAAATGAAAAGAAATTAGGACTTTTAAAAGCAGAACATAATTTGCAGGTGCAAATGAATGCTATAGATAACCAGTCTGGAGGTATAAAAACTCAAGCAATGGAAGACCAACTGTTACTTGTCAAAGAACAGGTTGCTAAAGCAAAAGAAGCTTTAGAAATAGAAAAAATTAGACAAAGCCTCATGGCTAGCACAGCTATAAAAGTTAGAGACCAACTTACATCAGATCTAGGTAAAGCCATTGGTGCAGGACTAAGAGGAGACAGTTCTTTATTTGAAAATATTGGTAAGAATATGGTAACAACTGTTACTGATGCAATAGGACAAAAATTGTCAGAAGATATGGTAGAAGCTATGACCCCTGAGTTTTTAAAAGGTAAAACCATAGGGGAAGAAATAATGGATGCAGGAGCAGCACACGCTAAGAACGTCAAAGAGGGAATAGAAGACGGAGCCTACTACCATGCGAGTGAACTAGCTAAAGTCAGTGATAGTAATAATACTACTCTTAGACAATTATCTAAAACAATTCTTTCAGCACAAGTAAAAGTAAAACAAAGAGAACTTGGAGTAGAAGAAACAAGAAATAAAAAATTAAGAGCAGAAAGTGCTAACTTAAAAAATAAAACTGATGCAGAAAGTTTAATAAATTTCAAAAAAACAGACCAATTTAAAACAGAAGCAGACGCCTATTTACAAAAGACTATGGGAACTACTGATAGGCGAGTACTAATGGATGCAAGAGATAGAAAAGCCAAAGAAGACAGTGTAGTCGAAGGTATATTATCAGGCACACAGAATCTTAAAAAGGCAAGACGTGGATTGCGTATGATGCCGCATGAATTCGGATCAGCAAAAGAAGAGTTTGCTAATATAACAGACTTTAGACAAAGAAATAGAGCTATAGATAGCGTAAAAGCAGATACTTATTATGACACTAGTACTATGTCTCAAGCAGAAAGAGAAGCTTTAGCGCAACAATATAGAGAAACCCGTAATGATTTTGGTGGTCTTGAAAAGAAAGCCCAAGAAATCCTTGCAACTGCAGGGGACAAGTACTTCGAACATCTTGAAGAGAACATGATTAATAATCAACAAAGACAAATGGAACTAACAGGAGACCCAACAAACTTAACAGATAAAGGGATAATAGGAGCTTCAGATAGTGTTATTCAATCATTAAACGAGACTATTGGAACAGAAGGTGCCGAAGGCGAAGGCGGTACAGGATTACTTGGCTCATTGAAGAAATTAGAAACTAAAACAACTGACATAGTTGATGGTATTGTAGACCCATCCAAAACAAGAAATCTAGATGCAGACGGTAATCCAATAGGAAAGACAGACCCGGGCGAAGACGGACAAAAAGGACAAACTCAATTTCAACAGAATCTTACAAGATTTGGAGCAACTATTGGAATGATGGGAGCTTTAACAG